CGGATCGATACCAATGATCTTCCTCATCCTCGCATCCCTAACGCAACCCTTCACCCGCTCCGAGCAAGCCGACCTCCTAGAACTTAACCACCACTACGATACGCAAGGTTGCCACGTTTACGACCAGCTCATTGTTTGGCGACAAAACCCCTCCACATTTCGATTCGAGGTGGCATCTTGGACCCTATGCGACACGCAAGGCAAGTATCCCACAAGATTGCCATCGGGTGTCTATCGCGTCACCTGGCTTGATTCTGGCAAGCCCAGGGAGGTTGTGTCTCGGCAGTTTCGTGAGAGTTGGACGCAGACCGACCCTGAACGAGACGATCAACGCAGGGTTCACCCAGACGACCGAATCCGGCTCATCGAAAAATAGTTTCCGGATTCTTGCCAAAATACTCTTGCTGCCCTTGCCAATCGTCCGACACTAGCTATAGTTACTCATGTAGTCGGAAACGCAAACGCAAAACAAAGAAACGAAAAGATGACAACTGCACAAATCAAAAACTTCATCGCAGCAAACAAAGAAACCATCACCGCTCGCGTAAACGAATACACCGCAGTTTGTAACATCAAGATCAGCGAATTCACTGGCGAACAAAAACAACGGTTGATCCTGAGCCTGTTTGCGGTCGAAATTGCAAATATGGTCAAGTAACAAACTCACACTATCAAACAGGGCAAGGCGTAAAGCCTGCCCTTCTACCAACCCCATCCAACAGACCGGCAAGACCGGCAAGGATTTAAGATGTTCAGGCTCGAATGGAATCGCGGCTTTTGTATCGTCGGAACTTTCGCGGAGTGCGAGAGCCATCCGGCTTACCTTTATTCAACCATACTGCGGAGAGTTCCGTTCGGTTGGGAAGTGATTTGACTTGTGGGATTTCCGGCAAATGTTGACGTTCGCTTGTGCGGACTTGGCGAACTGATCGCGGCAGACCTCGCAGACGGTGAAACGCCTTCCGAGTGGATACGCGATGCAGTGGCACGCAAGCTAGACGTGGAAGCTCCGGTCGTGGAACTGGGGCAAAAGAATTTTGGCGAGCAAGGTGCGGCTGGTGCTGCGGCTCGGTGGGGTAAGAAAAGGAAGTAGCTTACGGAATTGCAAAATTGATTGCACTAGCGTACACTGTTGACATGATTACCTCTACACAAGCTGCAAAAGAAATCGGTTGCTCAGTCGCCACAATCTCCCGCTGGGCTGCTAGACTTGGCTACACAAGACGGTTCGGGAACTGCATCTTGCTAACCAAACCGCAGGTTAACGCAATTAAAAAAGCCTGGAAAAAGAAGGCCGGAAACCCTGATTTTGGAAAATCTTTAAGAACTACTATTGCAAAATAGTTTGCATGCCGATACAGTTCAGGCATGGGGCAGTTGGCAGCGTTGCCAACAATTTTTGGGAACTTAGGTGCAGGCCAAGATTTGGTCACGGATTGCATCAGATTGGAATTATCTATGGTCATTTTGGAACGGGCGTTTCAATCGCTGGTTGAGGTCGCCAAAGACGACTTGCTGCACGGTCAGCGGTATTTGTTAGTCGATGACACGCATGCTTTGGTCGTGTGTGTTCGAAGTGTTGACGGGCGCAAGTTCGCGAAGGTTGAGCTGTCGTATCTTGCAGCACGGGTGCAGATGACGCTGGACATCGTGCTGGATCACTTCACGACTGACTTGGCGAAGTTCTTTGAACTGCCAGCTACGGAAGGTGGACGATGAACAGCGCACTAACATTCCAGTTCGTCCCAATCGACGATTCAGGCGAAGTCGATCAGCTCAAGTGGCAAGCGATTAGCTTCTACGAAAGTGAACGTGACGTTGTTTGCTACTGGGAAATCTTTTGCAACCGGCATGGGATTTTTACTGTTGATTGCTCGGACTATCAGATGGTAGATGGTCGTCGCACTCCTGAAGATGATCAGTTTATAGATTTGTCATCGGCAAAGAACTATTGCGAGCATCTTGAAGCAAGCCTGCAACAAGAACTTGAGCGTGAATACGAGCACGATCTTCGACCGCTTCTTGCTAAGCGAGAACAACGAAACAAGGGACTAATCCCTGCTTAACACACGGACGCAACCAGCGGACGGACTCGACTATCTAACGGACTGGATAGGGCTGGCTTCATGGATGGGATTTTACAACGGATGGAATTTCTAAGGAGATGCAAGGATGGCTTTGGTATTAGGTCGCAAAAGCGGCGAACGTGTCTGGGTGGGAAACGATGTCTGCGTTGAAGTCGTTTCAATCAGGGGAAACAAAGTACGGCTCGCTTTTCACGCGCACCCATCGGTGCCGATCTTGAGAAGCGAAGTCAAGGAAGCTGACGAACGAAAGGAACAAGGGAAGTGAGATATTACAAGATCGTTTACCGTCGGAAAATCTACAAAGGCAGCGGTAAGTTTATTCACAGCATGGTCGTTTCGTCTCAATACAGTCGTTGCATCACGTCAACGGAAGCAATGAACGACGCCTATGTCAAAGCAGCTCGGCAAGTGTCGGATGCTTGGAGCGTGGAGATTCGGGAGATTTGCAAAGTCGAGTATCTGCAAATCATTAGGGACCATGACAACTTTGGGATCTGGATGCTGTCCACCGAGGCTTATCAGGAAGAAAGGGACGACGCCAATGCCGACAGCTAAAGCCAAAAAGCGTTCGATCATCACGGAAGCAAAACGACGCAACCACCTTGCAAGAAACGGAATCAGCAGGGACGACGATTCAGTTTACGGCGCGTTGATGCGGGTCGGCCACGATGAGGACTTTGAGCCATCTCGGATGCCAGAACCAACTGACGCGCCGCCTGGGTCGCTGGAGAAGTTGCTGTTGCTGACTAAGCGGGTGATTCGTGGCGAAGTGCTGCACCATCCGGAAGATAACGCGGTGCTGGCGACGGTGGAGCAGCAGTACGAGATGACTCGTTATGCAATTGACGAGGCTAGGAAGTATCGAGGCAGGTAGGACGTTTTTACAACAACAGAATTAGAAAGTGTTTGGTGAGCTAAATGGGTGACATGATTATTCCAGTATCAATGGACTTGGCTACGTTTGAGGTCGCGAGCTGCGATCTTTCACAAGAGTATTGGACACCGAATGACGTAGGCGAAAAGCGTCGGATGGTGTTTGTCGAAGTGAATGAAAGAACGGTACTTGACCAGAAAACAGCAGAGGAAATCTTGCTCCCTTGCGTGGTGTTCATTCAACCGATTAACAACGAAAGCAAGACTGTCGTCAACGGTTCAAAGCGTCTTGTTGCTGTATTCGAGAACAACGCAATGGAACCAGGAACTCCAGTTGAGATTACCTACAAGGGCAAGAAGAAAAATAGGACGAACGGCAATATGTCGGACGACTGGAGCGTGGTCAAGCTTTCAGCAGCAAAGGCCAAAAAATGAACCTGGACGAAATGGAACTTGGCGAAGAAGTGCTTGATCCAGTTGAGGTGAAGCGGGACGAGTGGTTGCGGAAAAGGCTAGGCAAGATCACTTGCAGTCGGTTCGGTGACTTGATGGGTAGCGGGCGAAGCAAAGATGCTTTGTTTAGCCAAACTGGTTATAGCTACCTTCGACGTATTGTGGCTGAACGGTTGGGATCGTGGTATAGCGTCTCAGCCAAGTCGATGGACTGGGGAAACGAGAACGAATCAAAGGCGATTGCTGAATATGCGAATCGGTTTGAGTGGGATGTTGATAGCACTCCATTCCAATACTTTGATTTGACGGACGACATTGGTGGAACGCCTGACGGTTTGGTTGGTGGTTCTGGTTGCCTTGAGGTCAAGTGTCCGTTTGATCCTGCTGTGCATGTCAACACGTTGCTGACTAAGGAAGTTCCAAGCGAGTATGAATGGCAGGTTGTTGGTCATCTTCTGGTGACTGGCCGCGATTGGTGCGACTTTATTTCGTTCGATCCACGAATGGAAGGCAAGAACAGGCTTTGCGTAATTCGGGTTGAACGTAGCGAGGCGAGGGTTGAGTTGCTGAAGAAACGGTTGGAAGTGGCTGTTGGGGTGGTGCGGGAAATGGTTGAAAGGATTGGTGTGTAGGTATGGAACTGACAGGAATCGTACTAGCCAAAGGCGCACCAAACCGAACTCAGGATGGAAGAACTACAATGTGTTCTATCATCCTCTCTGACGAACTTGGATTGATTCGACTCTATCCGTTAAGCGTTACAGGAAACCAAGAGGTAAAGGTATGGACCCGCATCAAGTGCAAGGTTGCTAGATCGCAAAAGGATAATCGTACAGAAGCGTTTCGATTGGTTGGAAACGAAATTGAAGTCATTGACAAAATTGAGTCGTCATCCAGCAAATCAAGCATTCTTGACTCCTGTCATCTAAAGTCTGGCGACAAAGATCCGATCGCATACCAAAACGAGCGACGGGCTAGCATCTGCGTCGTGAAGGTAAATGGAAGAATAGGCATTTCCATGAAGTCGCGAGACGACACAGAGCGAAGAATTTCTGAAGACGAAGACTCTTGGGTAATGACACAGTCGGAGTTTCCGTACAAGCCCTACGTTTCTTGGACTAGCCTTCAAGGTGTGTCGCACGAAACGCACTTGGTTGCACAGGAAGTCTATTTGGGCATGCAGAAGAATGCTGCAAACCCTTCTAGGATTTTCGACAACATGCATGCTCTCGATCCTGACTACCAGCATTGGATGGTATTGGGAAATACAAAAGATCGCCGAAACGTTTGGGTGATGCCTCATTTGCATCGTCTAAAAAAAACAACTTCCGCTACGACTACAAACTTCTTGATGAACGATGGAGAAAGCGGAAGTTGGCCGTACTCGCAGCAAGAGGAAATAAATGCGAAGTATGTGAGTCCACAAATGCAATTCAACTTCACCACCTAAGGTACGACATTGACAAGCAGCCTTGGGAGTACGAGGACTGCGATTTGAAATTACTTTGCAGGCAATGCCACGAAAAGGAACACGGTAGATAATGGACTTTCACGAAGCAGCTTGCATTTTCCCGATGCTAAGCGAAGAAAAGATCGATGATCTTGCAAAAGACATTGAAGCAAATGGGCAGGTAGTTCCAATCCAGTTAATGGACGGAAAGATTCTTGACGGGCGCAATCGTTGGATGGCTTGTTTGAAGATTGGAAAGAAGCCAGTCACGGTTGATGTTAATCCAACTGACCCAATTGCGTATGTCCTTAGCCTTAACCTTCAGCGTAGAGATTTAGACGAAGGCGAAAAGGCAATGGTTGGCGGTAGGGCTAAGGCTTTGTACGACAAGCAAGCCAAAGCAAGGCAAGGGAAAAGAAACGACTTGGTGGACAATTGTCCACCAAGTTCAGAGCAAGGAAAGTCCAGAGACAAGGCCGGCGAAGCCGTTGGAGTGTCTGGGAAACAAGTAGATAGGGCTGTCAAGGTTTTAACTAAAGGATCTAAAGAACTTATTGAAGCCTGTGACAAAGGCGAGGTTGCTGTTTCAGCAGCGGCAAAGATAGCGACACTTCCAAAGGCAATTCAAAACGACATTATCAAACAAGCTCGCGAAGAAGGGAAGGATGTAGGCAAGGCAGTCGCACAAGCGGCGAAGCATATTGTTCCTCAGCCTGATAGTGATTGGACTGACAGCGAGCGAGAGAGGAAGAAGCTTGTTGAGTCTGGCAGGACTGTCGTTGCGAACAAACGATCAGATCAGCGACTGATTAGGTGGGCGATGGAGAATGGACACTTCATACCGATCGACAGAGGAACACAATGGGGCAATCCTTTTGTGAAAGACGAAGATGGCGACCGAGACACAGTTTGCGATTCATTCGATGTCTATTTGAAGCTTAAGCCATCTCTTCAAAGCAAGATTGTAAGTCTACAAGGTAAGGTGCTTGGATGTTGGTGCTATCCAGAGCGATGCCACGGGAATAGCCTTTGCGATAAGGCTAACCAATGAGTCGCCAATCCGAATACCCACAAGTAGCGATCGATTTCATAAAAGCCGCACGCTACCCGCAATCGGTCTTTGAGTTCGCTGCCGACCTGGAAAACGTTGGCATGCACGGAGGCCGAGTCCCAGCAGCTCGCGCCCACGTTTGGAAAGCGGTTATTGACCAATTAGTGACAGACGGAAAGTTGGTTGTATCGGATCGTGGCGTTCACGGTTCGACTGAGTTGGATAAGCCGAAGCAGATGGAATTGTTTTAGAGGTTGGAACATGGCTGGTGATTGGATCAAGATGCGGGTGGACCTACAAGACGACCCTGCTGTAGTGTCGGTTTGCGACAGCCTTGAGCTTGACGAGTTCGAGGTTGTTGGCAGGCTACATAAACTTTGGGCTTGGGCCGACAAGCACACGGCTGATGGGGTTACTACTGGAGTCACTCCAAAGTGGGTTGATCGATATTTGAACAAGCCTGGGTTTGCTCAGGCGCTGATTGAAGTCGGCTGGCTCGAGTTTAAAGAAGATGCCTTGATGTTTCCTGGATTCGAAATACACAACGGAAAGTCTGCCAAGTCTAGGTGTGATGCTGTTTTACGACAAAGAGAGTCACGCATGCGTCACGCTGGTGTCACAAACTCTGGAGAAAAAAGAATATCAATTCCCAAACCATTCACGAGGGCTGTGATGCAGAGGGATGATTACAGGTGTGTGTATTGCGGGACGGAATCAAGTCCAGAACTCGAGGCATCTAAAAAGTCAGTGCTTTCAATCGACCATATCGTTCCGCATTCCAGGGGGTCTGGTCGGCAAGCGATTGAGGACTTAGCAACCTGCTGCAAGCTTTGCAACAACGAAAAGAATGACAGGACGCCTGAAGAGTGGGGATTGCTTCCTACATTTCTAAACGAAGGAGTTGTGTACAAAGAAGGAACGCTTGTCACAGAAAAATGTGACACAAACGTTACAAAACCGTTACCAGAGAAGAGAAGAGAAGAGAAGAGTTTAGAAAAAGAAAAAGCACGCGGGGAGGAGTTTCAAATCTGCTGGTCTAAGTGGAAGAGGCACTTGGGGCAAATCCAAAAGCCTTTGAGCCAGATCACGGAAGAGACTCAGTTGATGCAGCTAGGCCGAATCTACCCGAACGACGAAGATGCAATCCAGGCGATTGAGTATTCGATTAGTGTGCAGGCGAAGAACCTGATTCTCAACGGCGATCACAAACCGAAACCGCAATCGTTCTCTCACGCGAGCAGCAAAGTAGCCAAATCCAACGACGACCTTCTAAGGAACCTACGATGAATCCAATTGAAGCAGGTGCATTTTTCCAAAAAGCGTTTATCGCATTTCCAGGTTTGGCGTCCTGGTTGCGGGAGAACTCTACCGATCCGGCTGGAACATGCTCTTCATGGGCTTCCACGTTGTCTAAGGTGAGCGCGGACGAAGCCTACGCAGTTTTGGACGGGTGGGTGGATGGATCGATTAAAGACCCGCCAGTGGGCTACAAACGGGAAACGTTCGCGTTGAACGTGAAGGCTTTGGCAATGGGTTTGAGGGATCAGGCAAAGCGGGAACAAGTTAGGGAGGAACTTTGGATCAAGTCGAATCGCGGCAAGTACGTTCCAAGTGCTGCGTTCAAGTCGATTGCTAAACCGTTTATGCAAATGCTGGAACACAAGTCCAGACTGGTGGATGGTGAGATAACGCACGCGGAATACGATCGGCTTGTGGATGAAATTACAGAGGGGGCTTTTTCGAAATGATAAAATTTAACATCCCCGCAGTCCCGGTCGCCGAACCTAGAAAACGATCCAGAGTCGTTCGAAGTGGTGGCAAGGCATTTGTAAGCCACTACACCCCCACAACTCACCCGGTAAACGCTTTCAAGGCTTCAGCAAGCAAAGCAGCCACGGAAGCGATTGGACGCTTAGGACCGCTTGCGGGGCCGCTCAGGATCGAGATCGTTTTCGTCTTGCCTAGAACAGCGGGGCAAATCTGGAAGACAAAGCCAATGCCCAGGATGTGGCACGCCAAGAAACCGGACTTCGACAACTTGGAAAAGTCGGTTTGCGATGCCTTAAAAGGGATTGTGTGGATCGACGACTCGCAAGTGTGCTGCACGAGCGTTCGCAAGGTGATCGCGGCTGGCGACGAGTCACCGCATGTTGAGTTTTCTTGTGAGCAGCTTGGCGAAATCGTGACGGTGGTTAGGGTTTGAACGACTGTCATCATCGAGCTTGAAAGGAAAAACTATGAGCAAAAAAGAAAGCGTGGATGCCGCTTCGATGCATCCAATTGTTCACACGCCCGGTCCGTGGAGGACAGCAAGGGGATTTGGAAGTTCTCCACCGATAGTGATGCCAATACTGATCGTCGAAGGGGAAGGCGAGAGGTACAGGCAGTTGGCGATTATCGTACCCGCAGGGGCTGAGTCGGACGAAGACTTGGCGAACGCAGCTTTAATGTCGCGATCTCCAAAAATGTACGACCTGCTTTTGGAGGCAGAGAACCTGCTGCAAGGAGTTGCTTCAACCCAGTCAAAGCGGTTGGCAAAAAAGATACGCACACTGATTGATGATGTTAGGGTCGTGTGAACGCTTTGATTGATCGGACCGCCGTGGTTCGGTCTCCATTTCAGAAAACCGTGATCGGCGGCTCCGATCGAATCAATTGTTAGGTGGCGATATGCAAGATATAGAATTGATGGAAGCAAGGACGCTGAGGTTGAAAGAAGGTGGGCAGTTTGTTTGTGGCTCGACTTCGTTCGAGTGCATGGCGGGCAAAGTGGTTTTTTTGCGGCAGGTGGATGAACGAAACAGAAAAGTACTGCTTGATTTTGGAGCCCGTCTTGTGGATTGGTTTCCCGTGTCTTTCCTAGATAGGTTCGATCCCCCATGCGCAACGTCCACATAACGCTTTGATTCATCCAGTCGCGGAGAAATGACATGACCAAACCGAAAGACGATGGCCGCGACTTGGATGCAATCAATTGTTCGTCGGCTTTGGCATTTTGTTGTGTCGTCGCACTTGCGATCTATGGATTGTGTCGATTGATGGATGACGCAGGAATCGTAGTGCATCGCAACGACGAAGCACAGTTTTGGTTTGAAAACGATTTGAGGAGTTGGATTCATGGCAAAGAAAAAAGTTGAAGCGACACCCGAAGCTGTTGAGGCGGACAGACCAATATGCCCGCATTGCGACAGGCCGTGGCGCGAGACGGAGTACGAATACCACACAATCAATTGTTCTTGTGGTTGGAAGTTTGAAGTTCAGAGAGTTTATATAAGCAGGGCTTTACCAAATGGCGAGTAATACAATCGGAATCGATTTGATAGCAGCGGAGCGTCAACGACAGATCATCGCAGAGGGTTGGTCATCTGAGCACGACGACACCCACCGCGAAGGCGAATTGGCAATTGAAGCAGCCTTGTGGGCCACAGAGCAAACGGCAAGGAAGTCTTTCCGTGATGGAATGTGCGGACCAGAAAGCCACCGCCAGTCTAAATCGCGTGTTAGGCAGTTAGTTATCGCAGGGGCGTTGATCGCTGCGGAGATTGACCGTTTGCATCGTTTAGAAGGCAAGCAGTAAGTCCGACGAACAATTCATTAACCTGCGCCGCGCAGATTAACACGACGAACGCAGTTTTTGCATTGTAACAGTCGTCGCGTTACGGTGCGGGTTTTTTAGGTACGACGAACGAAAAGATTCAATCGGTCGCGGCAAGTAGCCGCAACATTGCAGAAACGGTTTGACCGCAACTTTTCTGCGATCAATTTTTATGCGGTTTGGAGGTTTTACAATGGCACAATTTACGAACAGAGACAAGTTGATAATCATGCAGGAACAAGCCATGTGGATCGTGGCAAACATCTTGCGAGAAGAAGCATCATCGGTGAACCACACATGGCAGGCTCGCATTCGGAAGTTATCGGAGGAATCGCGACAGATTGCACAGGAGCTACGCGATCACAACGAACAGTTCGAAGAAGAGGACGACGAGTAATCAACGACTCGCTGATCTGTGAGGATGTGGTGAAGTGGGTGGCGAAGCGAAAGAAGGCTAAGAAATGACAAAACCAGAATCGGACCTTGCTGACTTTTTAGGAAAAGCAATCTTGCTGCATTTGGCAATTAAAGAACTTACTAGCGAACTTACGGTGGACATTTGCCAGAACTGCCCACGGTTAGTGTTGATGGTTCTTTCGGACCTGGAGCGGCGATCGGAAGAAATTGTTGAGGCGATGAAATCGACGAACAATGGCTAGCAGGTGTGTGGCCGAAAGACCGCGTGTGGGCGTTTCGGATTAACCATCGCAGCACGCAGAGCTAGCCAGAGTGCCGCCGGCCTGGAGACGGGCCGGTGGTTTTTACTGACAACCATCACGAACGGAAATGCCAGGATGAAATACTTTTTTTATGAATGCGACGCCTGCGGCAATCAGTTGCGTTTGTCGTTTGAATTGACGGGTGCCAGTGAGGAGAAATCCGAAACAGGGAAATTAGCCCAAGAACAACTCAGCGAAATGCAATCGCGTGTTGAAATGTTGGATGTGGAAGTCCGAAGCGTCTTGGGAGAATTGGATCACCTCGCAGAAGTTTGGGGCGATGAAGGCGTTTTTCGTCGGTGTCGCGACAGGTTGCGGAAAGTGTTGGACCAAGCAGCAAAGCTGTAACAAAAAAACACTGGTTTTTATTACAAAGAATCCCCCCCATCACGAACGGAGATAGAGATGGACCCAAAAGACGACTGCAAAATGTTTAATCTAAAACAGGTGTCGCACATAGTCGATAAGCACAGACACACGATAAAAAGATGGGTTCAAATTGGCGACTTTCCCAGTCCTAAACGCATTGGAAAGGATGAAGACTATTGGTTTGGTTGGCAGTTACGACAGTGGATATACGAAGAAAACTGTACAGTTTCGGCGATTCAGGTCGAATCAGAGAAATCGAACGACTAAGCGAACAACCCTGGCGAATAGAGTTTGAAAAACAACTCTCTGCACAGGGGAATCGCTTTGGTTACCAACGGCAAGATTCGGCATATCGGACCAAACTCCACGGCAATATCGTTTGATAACGCCAAAAGCGGGTTTGAACAGTGGTTTCTTTTGCGTTCGGATGTCCACCATGACAACCCAAAATGCGACTGGAAGCTGGAGAAAAAGCACCTAGACCAAGCAGTTGAACGCAATGCTTGGATTATCGACAATGGCGATTTGTTCTGCGCGATGCAAGGCAAGTGGGATAAACGCAGCTCGAAAGACTCGATCCGAGAAGAACACTTGCAGGGCAATTACCTGGACTCCTTGGTAAATACTGCTGCAGAGTTCTACAAGCCATACGCCAAGCACTTCTTGCTTCTTGGACGCGGCAACCACGAGACTGCAATTCGAGGCCGACACGAAACTGACTTGACCGACAGGCTTGCTCACGAAATGAAGCGGCAAGGATCGCAGGTGCTTTCTGGTGGTTATGGTGGATGGATTCGATTCTTGTTCTCTCGCGGTGGTGGCAACCGTTCCTCCAAGGTTCTTTATCACTTTCACGGTACAGGTGGGGGTGGGCCAGTGACTCGCGGAACCATCCAGACGAATCGAATCGCTGTCTTTACACCCGACGCTGATATTGTACTGACGGGGCACACTCACGATTCTTGGATGATGCCAATTCAGCGGCAAAGAATCAGCGATATGGGAGTTATCTATCACGACGAACAATATCACGTTCGCGTTGCTGGATACAAAGACGCATGGGGTGACGGATCGCACGGCTGGGAAGTTGAAAAGATGCTTGGTCCAAAGCCAAAGGACGCGGCTTGGTTGCGGTTCTATCGTGAAAGCGATGCGATTCGTTTTGAACTGATGAGGGCGACATGAGCCGCATCCGCAAGGGCGACATCGTTCAGCTTTCCTTCCGCGATCACGCTGAAGGCACGGACCATTTTGAGTTTACCACCTACGGACGCGTTCAAAGTCAGACCAAGCTGGCGATCACGCTTTGCTGCTGGCAGTACGCAGACACCAAAAAGCCTGTTTACGCGGAAGATGCGAATGTGATTGTCCACACGATCTTAAAATCAACGATAACTCGAATACAAAAGTTGGTTGTCGAATAAAAAATTCGCGTACAGTTTTGTCGGTTTTGGGCGAATTGGAATAAACAGCCGATTAGCCAGTAACCCCCTAAGGATAGTCTTACAGTTAACCGAATATCCAGTATTCACTGCGGAGTAAATCCCATGCCATTGATTGTCAAGACTCTTATCACCTCGCGAAGATTTTGGGCGGCGGCGGCGGTTGTCGCTGTGCCAGTTCTCAACGAAAAGTTTGGATGGGGACTTTCTGAAGAAGTCTTTGTAACGAGTGCCATTGCTGTTGTCGGTTGGATTCTTGGTGAATCGCTGCGATCTAGCGAAGGACCGAAAGCAAGTGCTTAGGCTGCGAATGCGACTCGCAGCACGCGAGATCGCAAGGCAGGCATGGGTCAAGTCGCATGGACGGGGCGATGATGCTCGTCTGTTGTTCGAGAAGAACGAACGGATTCAGAAGTTTTCTCCGGCGACAATCCTGCTGATGCTGCAACTTGCGATGGCGTTGTGGCAATGGTGGAAAGATCGCGGGATTGATGAGCCTAGTGCGGTTGCAAGCATGAGTGAGCCGATTAACTGGAGCGATGACGATGGGAATTAGTGAGTACGACATCCTAACAAACACGCAGCCATTTGCTGAAGACCTTGGGATAGTTGACGTTGTAGAAGAGACTGAAACCGAAACAGCAACTCCTTTTGTTTCGACGGATGCACCCAAAAATGCTTTGCCAGTTGATTTTCAATTCTTTGGAGCGTTCGATGAGTGAAAAGAAGCCAGATATTGCATGGTGGATTCTGCTCGCTGGTGTCGCGTGGATGGCATGGAACGGCTATTCAAAAGTGACACCACCAGGACCGCAACCGGACCCAGTGCCAGTGGTTTCGATTGAGAAGGACACAAAAGCGATTCTTGCCAAAATCCGAACTGAGAATGCAAGGATCTTTTTGGAGGCAGCGGACAAGGTCGAAAGTGGAACAATTCTCACAGATAAAGCGCTTTTCGACTTTGTTCGTCCTGCCACTGAAGCAGCTCGCAAGGAAGCCAATAAGCCTTTTGATGTTTCGTTGGACTTGTCGTTGCCTCGAAATGAGGATGGCAGCTTTAGCGGTAAGGAAAAGGAAGCGGCGAGCTTACTTAGGAGAATCGCGAAATCATGGTGATTTTGCTTTTAGTAATGTTTCTAAACGAAAATGCCTCGCGATGCGCAAACATCCGAGGCGTTGACCAACCCTTTATTGGAGGATTGATTATGGCAGTATACAGAATTTCCGAACCAGTGGAAAGTTTTATTTGCGTAGACAAAAACGGACGAACTCGCACTCGTGTTGATGCTCAATACCGATGTGATTGCGGAGTTGTCTTTCAGATGCAATGCAGGTCCGAAGGCAAAACTCAGTCCTGTGGGTGTTTTGCTAAGGAGACAGCTAGGAAGCTGTTGACTGGGAATAAGCATCGGAGAACCCACAACTCGATTAAGACACCAACCTACAAAACATGGTCAGGAATGAAAGCTAGATGTCTTTCTGTAAACCATATTGAATACCATCGATATGGTGGGCGTGGTATTTCGGTTTGCGAACGATGGATTTCCTTTGAGAACTTCTTGGTTGATATGGGTAAAAGACTTGAGGGATGCTCGATTGACAGGATTGACCCAAACGGAAACTACGAGCCTAGTAATTGCCGATGGGCTACCGACAAAGAACAAGCAAGAAATCGCAGGAACAGTCGCTTCTTAACGGTTGACGGAATCACAAAAACTGTTGCAGAATGGGCAGAGCAAGAAGGAGCTGCGAAGGCTTCAAACATCTACAACAGGCTTGATCTAGGATGGTCAGATGCGGAAGCCGTTTTCGGGAGATCGCCATGCAAGACCTAGAGTTTACAGGCTACAACCCAGAAATTGAGCGAGTTGACGAGATTCGCGATTCCGCAACCGCTTTTGACATTACCTACGGCGACTACGACGCGCCAGAAGAGGTCGATCCACGCGGCAAGATTCGTCACGATAGGCAAGGAAACATGGGGAGTTGTCAAGGTTTTAGCTTAACGAACTGCGGCGAGTTGATTTACCTTTACTCGCAAGGCTGGCAAGAGTACACAACTGAAGGGCAGTTCTCGCAACTCTTTGCATATCTAGAAACGCAGCGAATTGACAAACTGCTAGGGCGTGACGTTGGTTCAACGATTGCAGGCGGGTTGAAGGTTGCCAAAGAGATTGGCTACCTTCCACTTTCGGACCTGCCGTACTCAACGCCTTACCCATCGAACGCCAGAACGCTTGTAACATCTGCGATGCGAACGAAAGCGGGTGCGTTAAAGATTGGCTCCCATTCGTGGCTGACAAGCTACGACGCTATTTTCAATTACTTGGCGTCTGGTGTTGGTGCTGTCCATACTGGCACTGTCTGGAACAATTCCTTCTATGCTTCCAATGGAGTTCTGGAACGTGTGTCACTCGCTAACGGTGGCGGTCATGCTACTTGCTGGGCAGGTTATTCGAAGCGCAAAGACAGCAAGGGACGCAAGTATCTTTGGCGGCTAAACTCGCACAACGATTCTTGGGTTGAGATGGCTCCAAGTGTGATTGATGCACTTTGCTCGCATCAGTACACATCAATCGTTGGCATGAGCGATCTAAGTGTGCCAAAGCCTCGTAGGTTCGATTTCTCCAAACAATCGATTTTGGGGTGAAAGGACATGGTGAAACAAATGCCATTCATTCTCCTAGTTGTTGGTGCGGCTGCACTACTCGGACTCAACCACGAGTACCAGCAGATCAAAGCACGCCTCGCAATCACACAAGCGAAGATTGACACGTTGACAGACGAAACAAACGCAACAGTCGAAATACTTGGTGCTGCTGTTCAAGACTTGCGGGATGTTTTCGCAAGGTTTAAGGCTGAGAAGCAACCGCAAGAAGCTGCCCCACAAATCAAGCCAACTATCGTGATGCACTCTGGCGCGAGCTGCGGGCCCTGCAACCTTTGGAAGTCTAAAGAGCAATCTAAGTGGGAGCGAGTCGGATGGACTGTTGACGTGCTTACCGAAATTGAATCAGATCGCTTTTGGCCTTGGTTTGAGGTTTACGATTCTGACGGTTCTCGATTCGAGGTCAACGGACCACTGACTAGAGACTCATTCGAGAAAGGCAAGCAAGCGAAATGAGCAGCGAAGCAAACGGTCTTACAGGGTGGGTACTAGCGGGAATAGGTGCTATCGTGTCAACACTACTTACAGGAGTTGTGACCTTGTTTCGCATGCGAGAATCGGAGAACGCACAAGCGATTAGTAAGCTTGAAAAAAGCCTGACTGAAATCAATGGCAAAGCTGACAAGTGTGAAGAAGATCGCCATTCTTTATTCACGTCCTGCGAAGTCATGAAAATTAAGCTAGACGTACTAGAAAAGCGAGTGAGTTCGATTGACAACAACGGAACGGACTTCGCTAGAAAGCATGAGGGCAACCGATGACAGCAGCAGTACGGAACCTATACATCGAACAGGGCGCAGACTGGGCCGAGGACTTCCAAATTCTCGACGAAGATGGAGTTGCTGACGACCTCACCGGATGCACGATCGAAGGTAAAGCACGAGACGGAGAACTACGCAGTTCCACCGTTGTTTTCTCGTTTACGTTTACCGTCAATACAACTGAAGATCGAATCTACGTGACGGTTCCAAAAGCGACGACGACAGCGATCACAACGCTTGGAGCAAAGCCGACGGACAAGGCTTCGACGTATTACTACGATTACGAATTGACGCGGCCTGGTGGACTTACTGAACGCATCCAAGAGGGTAAGGTGCTGATGAGCCGGGAGATCACCCGATCATGACATCGTATACGCTACAGGTACAACCTCAAACGCAGTACACAATCGAGTATTCGAACCAGCGGGGACCACAAGGTGCAGCGGGTGCGGCTGGACCAGCAACCACAGACGCTACGTTACTTGTCTCAGGCACGCTTGATGACGCTCGTTTGTCGTCGAACGTAGCATTGGAAAACGTAGCCAACGTATTTACCGCTAAGCAATCATTCTCTGGCACAAATCACGCGGGCCTATGCCTGCAATCGCTGACGACAGCACAATACAACACCCTGACAGCGGCAAACGGCGATCTATTTCGAGATTCGACGACAGACCGAATCGACGCACGCCTGAATCGTGGTACGGTGGAATTGATTGATAGTGCAGGTGGGCAGGTTGTTACGGGTAATCTTGCAGCTACGACGCTCATGGTTGGTGGGGCTAGTGGTCCATTGCTTCGCAATAACGGCGGAACTGTTGGTATCCGAAACAACGCAAATAGCGCCGATGGGCCTTTTGCGTGTAGTAGTATAGCTGCAACTGGTGACGCAACCTTCAGCGGTGGCGGTACGACCCAAATTGCGTGCAACGGTATTAGGCGACAAGCTAACAACAGCACGTTCACAATTTTAGCTTCTGGAGCTGCTGCGACAGGAACGTTTACTTCAATCACCCTAAGCCCTTTAGCAGATGGTAGCCTAGCGCAAACCAGCGGCAGTTTTCGGATCGTCGCAATCACGCCAACTTACAACCAAACTTCGGGCACTGCGGCGAATACTGACTTCTTAATAAATCGTACTGAAACCTCGGTTGGCTCAGGTGCGCAACTTTTTGCTGATTTTCAAGTCGGTGGTTCAAGTCGATTCAGCGTTAGCAACACAGGCAACCTAACAGCATCGGGAACTCTCCGAGTGGGTGGCGGAACAGTCGTCGCGTCAATCCTTTCAGCAACCGCAACGCTAGACTTTGGCTCGATTGGTAGCAACGGCACTGAGACGCTAACGATAACTGTCACCGGAGCAGTAGCAGGCGATAGTGTGTTTTTAGGAGTTCCAGCGGGATTAGATGCGGGCTTAGTTTTCTGTGCATCGGTGACAGCGGCAGATACGGTCACGGTAAGAATGCACAATTCATCGGGCGGCTCTGTCGATCCAGCGTCTGGCACGTTCCGAGCAACAGTAATAAGGTTCTAAAATGAGCGTAGTATTCACAACAATCGATTCAATTTCAATCGACGGAATCCCAGCGGGAAACATCGTTGACGTTATCAGCAATCACGCACCACGACGGGCTGAAGTGCTTGCGGCTTACCGGGTGTTTGTTGAGGCAGAAAAGGCAGAGTTGGAAGAGGCAAACGCAACCATTGCCACGCTACAGGCCAAGATTGCAGACCTCGAACAATATCGACCGTTTAACCCGCGAATCTTGAAGGGTGAAGCGTTCTACAATCGCGTTTCAAAAGAGGACATGGTCACGCTCCTTGCTTCGGATGATGCAACGCTGGTCACAGTTGGCAAGACCATCGAAGCATACCGAGCGCATCATTGGCCGGTTGTCATGGACTCGACTGACTTTACCAACCTCGTTGGCTATGTAATGCAATCGGGTGTTTTCGATGCAGACGAAGTGGTTGCAATCATGCGCGACGCGACGAGAGAGGAAGCGTACAGTGCTTAACGACGACGACTACCAAGGCGACACCAGGCCGATGCTGGCGTTCATGCTTGTATCGCTGGGGACGCTGGTGGTTTACCTGTTGCTTTGGGGGTTGGGGTAATGGTGGTACAGGGGGTGGTTGAAAAGTACACGCCTTTTGCCTAGCGAC